AACTTTATATTTTGCTTAATTGCACCCAAATCGAGGTCTTTTAGCAAATTTTCATAATTGAATTTTGTAACTATCTGATTGCTTGCTTCTTGAGACGTGAACCCTAGGTCGACAAGCTGCTTAAAGTTCTTATTTAGCTGTAAAGGAAGCGTAATATTTGGGTCTGATTTATTTGGTAGATCTGCGTCTCTTGTCTTGACAATTGGCGGCAAATATTTGAAGTTTACAGAATTTAAAACCCTGATGTCTCGAAACAAAGAAGGCACAGAATTAAGCGTTGGTGTCTGTTCAAGCAGCGTCTTGCGATCTGAAGATTTAATTTGGTTAGTATCAAAAGCAATCTCTTGAGGAAATATTTCAAATTTATCTTCTTGAAAGATCGTATCTATCGTTGACAGCAGGGTCTGCTTTTTGATATTGTCAAAAGAAGATGTCAATATGCCGTCTATAAAAGAAGAAAAATCTGCACTTGTAAGTTCTATTCTATCTTTTCTTCCACCTGCTAAAGCTTCTTCAATCACAAATGGGTATATCTGTGTACTTAAATTTAGAGCATAAGGTCCTGCCCCAAGCAGTCTATTAACAACAATTTTATCGTGACTACCGCTGACATCTGTCAGATAAATTAAATTATCTCTGTCAACAGCATCGACGTGAGGACCTGGCGCTTTGGAACCGGGGGTGGTTGGACCAACTAGCAAAGATGCAGACTGTATAACTGATTGAATCTGCGTAGTTAAATCTTTAGCATTTGCGCCGCCCTTTATGCCGACATAGTATGAACTGCTTAAAATGTTTGATCTTGCATATGATGAAGACACTATGCCAAAAAATTTGCTAGGATCGAGTATAAAATCAGCTTTTGCGCCGGCACTGTCTGTGATAGAAAAACCTACACCTGCTCCGCCAAAAACTAAATTCTTTAAAATATTTCCAGAAATTAAAGGATCAATACCGGGTTTTCTTATTTCAAGCTTTGAACCAAAGTTTAATTGATATGCTGATGGTGTTCCATCGCTTAATAATATTTCCAGAGGCTGTGGTAGCAATGCAATAGAATCAAGTTTTTCAAATGTAAACTTACTTTTATCACTAAGACCAACTAAATTTCCGGCATCATTAGACTCAAATACTATTTGGTCTTGAGGAAGAGATGCTGCTTCAAAGTAAATTCTATCAGTAGGATCGACATGTCCTTCAACAGCATCAGCTTCATAAAAAACATCGCCATCAGTAAAAGTCGCATAGGACACACTAAAAGTTCCCTGTGCCATTTGACGTCTACCCTCAGAAGTCAAAATGGCATCTAATATTCTTGACTTGCTATCTAGTATGCCCATGTGCTAGCTTCTTCATCTAAAATTATACATTAGGTCAAACATGTGACCTCTTTTTATAAGATCTTTGAAGCTAAAGTTGCAAGATCACTTCTTTCACCCTTGAGGAGTGTGACATGTCCCGAGATATCATAGTCTTTAAACTTTTCTATCGCATGTGTCAGTCCATTAGTGAAAGAGTCAACGTGAACATTGTCAATTTGTTCAAGATCACCAGTAAGAACTATTTTTGTACCATCACCAGCACGAGTGATAATAGTCTTTAGCTCGTGTGTAGTCAAATTCTGCGCCTCGTCGATAATTATAAATGCATTTGGTATAGATCGACCTCTGATGTATGTGATAGCCTCGATCTCTATTAATCCTTTTTGTTGCATCAACTCAAGATAAGGATCGCTGAATAAATTTTGAGAGTCTTCGTTTTTCTTGGTACGAGTCTTAGAAAGTTTTTTACCTGACGAAGAACAGAGAAGATACTCAAGATTGTCTCTAACAGGAGCTACCCAAGGTTCCATCTTCTCAGCTAGCGTTCCAGGCAAGAAACCAATGTCTTTTCCGACAGGGTGTATTGGCCTTGACACAATAAGCTTTTGATATGTAGGATGCGTTCCTATTGAGTCTAGCTGTGCCAAACCTGCTGCTAACGCCAGCAGAGTTTTTCCGCAACCTGCACGTCCAGTTAGAGTTATTAATTTGATCGCAGGGTTCATCAGAAGATCCAGAGAAAAATTCTGTTCTTTATTCCTAGGTTTTACACCAAAGACATTTTCGAATTTTTGTAGATGTAAAAGCTTGCCATGCTGACTGACTCTGCAAAGGGCAGAGACTACATTTGCATCTGCTGATTTTAGCACAAAGAGCTGGTTGGGATACACCACGTCTTGTGTGACGTCTTTTATGTTGAGGTTTGCACCGTCATAAAAGTTGTTAATCACGTCATTGGTCGTAGTGATAACTTTTACACCTGTGTATAGAGAGTCAAAATTATCTGTCACTCTTAGACTGAGATAATCTTGTGCCTGAAGTCCTAAAGAAGAACACTTAATTCTAACATTGATGTCTTTAGAGACTAAAAAGACACTGTCTGTTGCAGACCTAGCTTGCTCCAACGCAAAGTTTATGATCATGTTGTCTACAGAAGTGGAGTCCAAAGCTTCTTTCTTAGAAGACTTTTTCTTCTCGACTGCAGTCATGACTCTCAGTGTACCACCGCTAGGTAGAGAAACACCTTCTCTCAGAGACCCTTTCTTAGATAAGTCATCAAGTATTCTAGTGACTTCTCTGCAATTACGCCCTACTTCGTCAGACCTCGACTTATGCCTATCAAGCTCTTCAAGAACCAGCATCGGTATGATGAGGTCATTGTCTTTGAAGTTATTGAAACAGTTTGGGTCGCTTAACAGAACGTTTGTGTCAAGTATATAAGTTTTTCTCATGAATTTGTCTGTTTCTTGTACAAGACTCCGTCTTAGATAAAATATACTGTTTAAGAGAAGATGTCATGATAAACAACTTAAAAAAACAAAGATTACCCATCTTTGGTCGTCAAGACCAGACTTGCTACGAATTAATTGAAGCTTCATCTTGCAACTGTCAAAAAAAGACGTGCAAGCAGTGGATACCTTATGCTGAAGGAAAGAACTGCGTTCTTGTGACAACAAGAAAAGGTCCCCTAACCCTTAGAGAGATAGGGGACATCTACGGTTTAACAAGAATGAGAATCTGTCAGATTGAAAAGAAGATCTACAAGAAAATAAAAGATCACATCATAAGCGTGACTTGATCACGCTTCTTTAGACTTTGCAGTCTTCTTCTTTTTCTCAGGCTTTAAAGTTGTCTCTTGTTCTTTCATCTCTACAGGAGCAGCAACTTCTTCTGTGACAGCTTCTTCCTCTTTTTTGGTATTTTCTTGAAGGTCTTCTTCTTTCTTGACCTTCTTATTTTGTTCAGTTTTATCTTGCTTCTCTTCTCTCTGAACAAACTTTCTTTCAATAAATTCAAATGGTTTTCTAGGATCGACTCCATCGAGTGCCATCTGACGCAATACTCTAAGTTGCTGCCTACTCATGACTTAGTCAGCCTTCTTCCTTCTTAGACTTATCACTCTCAAGAGTGAGCTTGACAAGTTCCTTTGAAGAAGATGCTAGTTGACGAAGACCTTTTCGCACTCTAACTCCTGCAGCAGCAACGCCGCGGGCATTCTTTGCAACATCTACCTCGAGAGCCTCAACAAGAGTCTTCAGCTCATTCCACTTAGCTAAAACATTATCTGATGACATTTTATATCAACCTCCTGCGAGTCAATATAACTTCTTCATCAGCAGTGTAAATTTATGAATGAATCTTTCCAATATGTCCTTCGAACATTCTCTTGTTCTTGGCGTAGAACATGGACCAGTCTGCGTCAAGAATGTAAGAGTCTGCATAGTCTTTCTCATTTCTTATGGATCTACCTAAAGCTTGAATTAGAGATTTGGCTGTAGCGTATGCATACCAGCCTTCATTCTTTTCAAGTCTCTTCTTTACGACTGCGTCACCTAGATAAGGAAATGGAACTTTACATACAATCTGAAACCGACTTAGCTCGTCTGACAAGTCTACACCTTCCATCATTGAAGGGCTAATAAGAACAGTTGGTCTATCAGACAGCGTGTGCTCTCTTAACACCTTGTCTCTATTGGACGTGTCGTGTGTTAAAATTCTATCTGACTTTAAGTTCTCAACGATGTAATTAGCAATCTTATAGTTAACAGTGTGAATGATTCCTTTGTCGCATCCGTGCTTCTCAAGAATCATCTTAAGAGCTTCAATGAGAATAGGCAAGCTTTTTTCTATCTTGTTCTTAGACATGCTACCAACGGGCATATAATGAACAGGTCGGTTGTCATCAGAAAACGGACTGTTTCTCTTCATGTAAGCAACGTCTTGCTTCTTGAGACCTATGGACTCACAAAAGACTTCTTTGTCAACGATAGTAGCTGACATCATTAGCACTCTTGTAGCTTTTGAGAACAAGTGCTTGTCACAGTAAGGCGATACATCTACAGTCTTGAATTCAAAACGATGCATGATGCTGGTCTTGTTACCTTGACCATAAAGCTTCTTTTCAATGTTCATTACCCAGCTTTTGGGGTCGTAAACTTCAATAAATTTTTCCACCTTCTCCAAGTGCTTTTGAATCATCTCGTAGCTCTTAGAAGCATCCATGCATTTGTTAAGAGAAGAAGAATTTTTCTTGAGTGTAGACTCTATCTTGACAGAATGCTTTTTTAGAGCTGATAGGTAAGTTGACTTTATCCAGTCAAAGATGATATTTTGATCTTGGCTCTTGGGCGGCTTAGTCTTTAAGATGTCATTAGAAAACTTCTCAGAAAAACTAACTTCGATGAATCTTCCTACTTCGGACTCTGTGTTGTGTGCTTCGTCAATGACAAGAAGTCCTCTTGGAGATAGTTTTCCTGAATAAGAAGTTTCTGCTAAAAAATAAGAAAAATTAGTAATTGAGATGGATGAGTCAATAAACTCTTGTTTTTCTTGGCTGTACTGACACTGCTTAGTACAGTGGTCTTGGAATTCTGTGCCTTTTAGATTCTTAGCAAGACGACTAAGCAGCATCTTAGACTCTGCGCAAGTCTGATCGTCGTAAAAAGAACAAGTGTAATTTGAAGAAGACTTTATAGTTCTCAACAAAGGAAGTTTAGTATTTGGCCCAAAGTCTCTTACGTATTGCTCCTGTAAGATTTTTTGTGTAGTGAGAACATAAGCGCCTGTCATGGGCTCACCGCTTTCATCAACTGCAGACGGAAAATGATTATCCAAGTATCTTGCTATTGTGATACCTACAGCAGACTTTCCCGTCCCAGTTCCTAGCTCAAGTAGAACATATTTTTTGCCGGACTCGTAAGCGTCAATTGCAAACTCAATTGCATCTTTTTGTTCCTTTCTCATTTCTTTGAAAGGAAAATATTTTTGATAGTCGTGTAGAGGCATCCAAACTATACTCTACAGCCGACGTTTTTCACATTACAAATTTATTAGTCGCCAATGATCTTATCAACTATGCCCATTTGAATTGCTTCTTGCGGTGACAAATAAACATCATGACCTCTTTTCATGACTTTTTCAATTTCAGCCTTCGACAGCTTTGTTTCTTTTGAAATAGCTGATGTCATCTGTTCCTGGAGGCGCTTACTCTCTTCAACATCGTTCATAATTTCAAAGATATTACCCATCGCACCGCCCGAGATAGGATGCATCATAATTCTAGCAGAACGACCAATCATTCTCTTTCCCTTCTCGCCAGAAGCTAAAAGAAGAACTCCTGCAGACATGACTTTCCCTAGCGCAATAGTATGAACAGGGCAAGGTAAAAACTTAATTGTGTCATACAGAGTAAACATCTCGTCGACAGATCCACCGTAAGTTGAAATCACAAGATGAATAGGCTTGTGGTTTTGACTAGCGAGATGCAACATCTGAGCCATGACAGAAGAGATAGACTGTTCATTTACATCGCAATGCAGTATGACTAAACGCGAACTGTCACCTGCGTGAATGTGAACCATCGACGACTCAGCATCGAAGTTTCCTCGCCTTAGTGATCCTTTGTGACTATTCGTCGGTGTATATGATCTTCCCATTTATTCCTTCACTTCTTCTTCAACCCAGTCATCTTCGTCTGGTGTGTATATCTTAGATACAAAAATATCTTTTTCTTTCTTAGACTTAATAAAAGACACTAATTCTTTCATGTCTTGAACATTTTCTAGTTCTAAACTTAACAAGTGGATGATCATCCATCTTTGACGATCACTTATCCCAAATTTGTTTATCTCTGACACAATGTCTAAAGCAATTTTTCTATCTTCGGCTATTTTTTCAGATTGCAGCTTACCGTATAACGTGTCTTCCATAACAACCTCAAAGACTAATGTACTCTTCTCTAGTGAAATTTTCTATTTTAAAGAAGTTTTCTCCAAGAATTCTTACATATTTTCCTTGCTTTATTCCGCTATCTTCTTCTTGTTCTAAGACTATAAAATCGCCCCATCGCTTATTATCAACAATAAAACTAGCATGCTCCCAAGAAGGTAAATCCAGTTTGTATTTTTCTAAAATATAAGTTAAGTCTTTAGGTAAAGATACTTTAATGTCGTCTATGCCAAGAATCGATGAAGCATTCTCTTTTCCAATTTGAATCTCAGATTTGCAAATATCTAAGACTTTGTGTATCGTACCACAGTTGTTACATTGAGCAAATTTAGGTTCAACTATATCATTCTCGCTTATAATAGAAAAAACAACAAACTTATGTCTAGGTGGATCTTTTCTAGATTTAAACTGAGGTAAAACGCATCTGCACTCTACGAGATGCTTTGCGCCACGTTTTTCTTGAGGTAATTTCTCAATAGCTTCTATTTGATCTTTCTTTTTTTTAGCCACGATTATTTTTTAGAAACAGATTTCTTAGTTGTCGCTTGTTCTAATTCAAGACTGATTTTACTATGCAAAGAGCTAAAAACTGTCTGATATGAATTTTCTAAAGATGTCTTGACTAATGTCAAGATAGTCTGCATGTCTTTATCAGACACAGAAACTGAGCCTTTAGCATTTTCTTGAACTAATAAATTTTGAAGTTGATCCTTTGAGAAGGAAACTAAATTAAGAACTTCTTTGCAAATTTTGTCTGCGTGATTCATGACAGGATCATATGACTAGAATTAACAAAGTAAAGGCTAAATTATCTCTGAGATGCTGCTAAAGGCCTTTTCTAAACAAGAAAAATAAAGGTTAACTGCCTCGTCAACTAAAAAGCTTTTATTCATTACGGACAAAATAAGTCTAATTCCTTCGTCAAGCTCTTGAGTTCTAGAATAATAGTTCATATCATCTGGTATGAAGACATCGATTCTGTTTGCAGTCAAACTTGACAACCTTTTGTGAATATAGTCTTTTTCTAATTCGTTGCATTCAGAAAGTTTTTTCTGTAGATTGTTCACGTGAGTCTTTACTCTGTTCTTTGAAGAGTTACACTTGATCATGACAAGGTTTCCTGTCTGAGAAAAACTGTCGACGCGATTAACGCTATCTAACTTAATTGATGAAATTAGTTCACCTTTTAAGCTAGACGTTACATCTCCTCCAGCGACAACTGCGATATCAACAAGTGTATTAACACTTTCTGCATCAAAATTTACTTTATATGGGTAGCATCTAAAAGAACCCCGAGAATTATTTACAGCAATTGTATTCAGGACATCGTCAGACATACCTCTGCAAAAAATTGCAAATGGTGTTTCTTTTTCATTGCTAGAAAAGTGGTAGAACAAATGGTGCAGCTCAGCAACATCTTCTACAAAGCCATCGATAACAAAAATTTTGCAGTTTGTCTCTTGTGATCTTTTTATAGACGTTAAGGGTGCTACTGCAAACTGATAACTATTTGAAATTTCAATGTATGTCTTTTGATTGCTGGACTTATTTAGTTTTATCTTAGAATTGACATTGCAATATTCTAAAATTTCTACTAATAACGAAGTTGACAAAGGAGACACATTTAAGTTTTTTATTAAGTCAATAACGTCGAGCTTAGACCCGGGCGCTGAGAATGAGTTTTTCTCATGCAATCCAGAGAATTTTTTAAGAAGTTCGTGTCCGGCTTGTGGGCATGATCTCTCTGCTCTTTCAGCATGATCGAGAAGTATTTCAAATAATTTTTGTGTTTGTTTGTTTTCAAACCTTTTAGAAAAGATGTGCTGCAGCTTCCTTTGTGTTCTAATTTCAGCGTGATCTTCTCTTAGAGACAAAGCAACGCTGATATTCTTTTTCAAGAATTCTTTGAGATGAGAAATTGATTGCGACTCTAGCACAGAGTTTATTATTGACAATTCTGTTAGAGTTTATAACGGGACTTAAATTTTAGTTTCTAACCACTTAAACAATAATGTCAAAGTTCCACCAGCAATTGCTACAAGAATCCATCTCGCCGCCGACCATACAATGCTTTTGCTTTGAACTAAGTCATCTACATTTTTTTGTAAACTTTGAACTTTTTCAGAAGTTTCTTCAAGTTCAGACTCTGATTTTTGACTGTCTTTGTCTTTTTGCTTCTTCCACTCATTGATCTCTATAAGCTTTTGTTCTGTCTCATTAATTTTTTGTGCGTGATCAGCATTTGATTCGCTTAACTTAGAGAATATTCCATCGCTTGGATCATAAATTGCATCGTGAATCTTATCGACTTTATCTACTAACTGTTCCTGATTTTGTTCAATTTTTTCAATCTTAAACATCAAGATATCAAACCCACCATTAAGGGCAGAGCTTCCAATAATTTTTTTATGAATGTCATCAAGTACAACTTTTTGATTAGGCTGACTATTTTTGACTCTCTGCGACTTTGGACCTGAAGTTTTATTACCTGTGGGTTTTTTTGACATATACAAGTTGAAGTTGGCAGTTATTTTTGTCTATAACTATCTAGCTTAGTAACTACTATTAAGCTAATCTAAGCTATCTAAAAGCTTACTAAATAGAGGCTATAGTGACAAATTTTAAAGAAGCTATATTTGTTAACCCAAATAACCTAATCGACCCAGAAGCTCAAATTATTTTTGTTGCTGATCTCTTTGTTGAAGACTACGTCGGAGGAGCAGAACTGACCTCAGAAGCTTTAATAGAATCATCTCCGTTTAAAGTACAAAAGCTTCACTCATCAAAGGTAAATTTATCAACTCTGACGCAAGGTACATCAAAGCACTGGATATTTGGAAATTTTGCGCAACTTAATCCTGAACTAATTCCAAGCATAGTTGCGAATATCAAGTATTCTGTACTTGAATACGACTACAAATTTTGTAAGTTTAGATCCCCAGAAAAACACGAGGCTGCCACTTCCCAAAAGTGCGACTGTCACGATAAGATTAATGGTAAACTAATCTCTGCATTTTACTATGGAGCGCAAAGCTTATGGTGGATGTCCGAAGCTCAAAAACAAAAATACCTGAGCTTGTTTCCTTTTCTTGCTGAAAAAACAAATATAGTTTTATCCAGCGTCTTTTCAAGTACAACTCTGGCTTACATTAAACATCTTAAGAAAAACGCTGATGTCAAGAACGAAAGAAAAGGTTGGATAGTCTTAGGTTCTGATTCTTGGGTAAAGGGTGCTCAAGCTGCCAAGAATTGGTGCGAAGAAAATAAAAAAGATCATGAAGTAGTTTGGAACCTTTCTTACGATAAACTTCTAGAAAAGCTTTCGTCCTCAGAAGGTTTTGTTTATCTTCCTGCGGGGGCTGACACGTGCCCAAGAATGGTAATAGAAGCAAAGCTTTTAGGTTGCCAATTGCACCTTAACGACAACGTGCAACATGCTAAAGAAGAATGGTTTGACACAAGCGATCTAGCGTCTGTTGAAGAATATTTGTTAGCAGCACCCACAATCTTTTGGAAGTCCATAGAAAAAATAATCGACAGAGTTCCAACCATCAGTGGGTACACTACGACATACAACTGCGTAAAGCAAGGATATCCGTTTGTTAAATGCATTGAGTCAATGCTTCTTTTTAGCGACGAAGTTTGCATAGTCGATGGAGGCTCTACAGACGGAACTTGGGAAGTTTTAAGTGAACTTTCTTCAAAGAATAGCAAGATTAAGCTTAAGCAGATTGTTAGAGACTGGGATCATCCTCGGCATGCAGTATTTGATGGTGCTCAAAAGGCAGAAGCTAGACTAATGTGCACGTCTGAATTCTGTTGGCAAATGGATTCGGACGAAGTTGTTCACGAAGATGACGCACAAAAAATAGTCGATCTATGCAAAAAAATTCCTTCAAACATCGAAGTAGTTTCACTGCCTGTCATTGAATATTGGGGAGGACCTGAAAAAGTAAGGTGCGACATACAGCCCTGGAAGTGGAGACTGAGTAGAAATCTTTCTCACATTACACACGGTATTCCTTCAGATCTTAGAAGAGTTAATGAAGTCGGAGATCTCTATGCAGCTGAGGGCACAGATGGTTGCGACGTCATAAGAAAAGACACAGGTGAAAGAATTCCCCATGTCACTTTTCACACACAAGATTCTGAAGCTCTTCGTCGCGCGGCCGCGGCAGGCGATGAATTAGCACTGAAGCAATACGAATCTTGGTTCAATTCAGTGATTAAAAATCTTCCAGGCGTACACCACTATTCCTGGTACGATATTGCTAGAAAGATTAGATTGTATAGAGACTACTGGACAAGACACTGGAATTCTTTGTATAATAAGTCGCTAGAAGATACAGCGGACACTAATATGATGTTTGACGTGCCTTGGTCAAAAGTCTCAGAAGAGATGATAGAGAAGAGAGCGCTTGAATTAAAAGAAAAAACCGGAGGATGGATCTGGCATAGCAAATGGGCCGGTCAAAATACACCACACATCAAGGTTGATGTAACAGAACCAAAAAAATGAAAAACAACCAACTACACGAATCAATCTCTAAGCTCATTACAGAGAGGCTAGCGAGGCGCTCGGGTGAAAAGCTTAACTCAGCTACATGCTCCCAAATTTACCAGGATATATTTTTTACTTTAGCTGAAGTCTTTAAAGAGGCTCAAGCGCCTTTGAGTAATGAGTCTGTAAATTTGCTTTCTCAGATGTATTACGATTCTATTAAGATTAATCAAACCATAGACCTCGATCCTAACATCTTTACTCAGCGTGCTAACTTATCAAATATTCCAACAAAAGAAGTAGCACTTTTAGCAACTATGATGAGCGACACGCCGTTCTCTCCCGTATTTGTCTCTGAGATAAAAAGAAGGTCGTGATGTACAAAACTACTACTTACATTCAAGGAAACAGGTTAGAGGGCTTTGTCAAACCTGTTCATATTGCTCCTAAGCTAGTTTTCATAGATTGCGGTGCTCGTCAAGGTGAAAACTTCATGTGGGATGGTGTTACTCCTGACTCAGGTATTATGTCTAGCAAACTAGACGTATGCATGACTCGCCCGGACATTCCATTCGTCACTAGTAATCTATATGGAGCAGAAATTCATCTATTTGAACCTAACACGATGTGGGAAAAAGAAAGACACGAGATTGCTAAGCAAGTGTCAAAATCAGCTTTGGCAGTTTATGTGCACGACTGTGCTGTATGGTATAAAAATGAAGTCAAGAATTTCTATGTTGGAATTGACGAATTCGGAGACTTAGGTAGTTCTCTATGCAATGACAAAAATGAAAAATTAGACAGAGAAAATCCTCTAAGCGTCTATTGCATAGATCTCCCTCAGTTTTTAATTGATAACTTTAGCGTCAAAGACGACGTGATCATTAAGATTGATGTCGAAGGTGCTGAATACGACATACTTCCGCATATGGTTAATAACATTTCTTGCATGGAAAGAATTGGATCACTCTTTATTGAGTGGCATCCGAATTTTTTCCCACAGAAACATATGCAATTATTTGCACCTCTCTTGCAAGTTTTTAGACACTACGCAGTTAAAAATGGACTACACTACGCTCCGTGGCACCCAGCTTGGTGATGTATGAAGCTTGTTACAAATGATTACGGATGTGGAACTTCTTCTTCTATACTTGACTATGGCATAGAAGACGTTGTTATTGTCTCTGAGAAAAACTACGAACACGTTTTTGACATAGAAGACGATCTACTCTTTATAGGACATGACTTTTTATTCTATCTTTGGGACTCTGAAGAAAAGTTTTTAAGATGGTCTAAAAGATCAAGCAAATGGGAACATTGGATTTGGTGCTTTGAAAGAATAGATGCAATAGTGCCTGCTTGGCAAAAAAAGAGTCATATTTCTCTTTCAATAGCATCTAAGTTCTGTAAAAGAATATTAGCATGCGACGAAGACGACTGTGTCAAATATGGATTTGATTGGCTACCGCAATGGGCATCATGTCGTTTTTATGAAAAACGTGAAATAAAGCCCAGCACCAATAGCATACTTTTTAGTGGTCAGGCAGGTATACCTGAGTACCACATGAGAAATGAGCTTCTAAAAAGTATTAGCGATGATCCTGATCTTAGTCAAAAGATTTCTGTAACAAACACAAAGAGAAGTCTTGACTGGGATGGTTACATACAAAATTTCTTAAATCATAAAACTATCTTAAATCCTGTTGGTATATTGAGAGGACTCAATACACGAGCCTATGAAGCTCTATACTCAGGAAGATTTTTACTGCAGCATGCAGTTGGAACATATACAAAACACGAGAAGATGCTTGAAGACAATCCAGCTGTAATCTTCTTTAGAAGTCACAATGATCTGAAAGAATCAATAAATTCTCTAGAGTCAAGAACAGTAGACGCACACAAATCTTTTAACGAACATTCACTATATTCAAGAATGAAAAAGATTGGAATTAACATAAAATGAACCAAGAAGTCAATAAGCAGTTTGTTCAGGCAAGATGGTCAGAACTGTCTAGAAAATTACCGCTTATTTGCGGCCTAAAAACATTCAATGCAGAATTGACAATTTATTCAGTTTTACGCCAAGCATACCATCAGTTCGACTATGTTGTAGTAACAGATGACGGATCAACCGACAGTACAAAGCAAGAAATAAAGAGATGCTGTGATGATTTTGGAATAAAAAATCTAGTCTTTGCAGACGCCAGCCAGTTTAATCCTTGGGAAGACAAAGAAGTAGAAAAAAGACCCGGTGATCACCACGTGCCGAGACCTAACGGAAAGACACACGCAAAAGCACAGTGGAAATCTTATGAATTTGTCAAACAAAATTTTGCAAACTCTATTTATGTCTCTCTAGAAGACGATGTTATTCTTGAGGACAACATTAGATGGAGGATATTTGATAGAGTTTCAAGATGGTCAGATCCTTTTACTGACTGCGAGTTTTTTAATGTGACCTCTGCGATTAACGAAGACTATGTTCTTCAAGGTTGTTTTCCAGACGGCAAGCCACTACCCGGCATAGTGCAAAGAAGACTGTATAACAATGGAGGCGACTGGACATTGGCTGCTCTGTGGACAGGCGGAGATTTAACAATAGGACCGGACCCCATGTATCCATTTGGAGCGTGTATCTATCCCTGGATGGCAAAAAATCAAATGGGTAAGAAGGGACAAGACGGTGAAAAGTCGTTCGGTTTTCACATGATCAATTATAGAACAACAAAATTTGGTTACGAATATAATGCAACCACACCAGAAGTAGTTGCAATAGAAGATCTAGTAGACGACAAAAATGAAGCTGACTGGGATCTCTTAAAAAGAGTAGGACCGAACAAGATAGACTTAATAAAATCAGAAGATAAATTTATCCAGGTGCAAAAATGATACCAGTTGCATCAGTAGCGACTCAAAAGAGTCTTAATGAGTTTCTGTTATTAAAGCTCTCTTTGGAGCAGTATCACGACGTTGAATGGTTTGTTTCAACAGATGAGTATGCTTATCAAAAGCTTAAAGATTACAAAAATGTCACATGCTTAAATCTAATAAAGACTGACGATTGTAGTCACGGCACTAATGACCCGATCAAGAACAGACTGTTTTTAGAGCTTGTCATGACTAAGTTTAATGCACTCAAGCTTGCAATTGCAACTCATGGTTATGGGCTCTTTATTGATGCTGATATTTTCTTTACAGCGCCAATCGAAGACAGAGTTCTTGAACTAATGAAGAATTCTAATATTGATGCTATTCTTAGCCCACATATGACAAATAATTTAGGTCTAGAAGCGCAAGTAGGACATTACAATGTCGGATTCTTCTCCATGAGAAACACAAATTATCTTTCTCTTCACGAAGAACTTTCTTGGCGTCACAAAGAGTTTGGAATGTATTACGAGCAACAACCTCTTCAGTTTAGTTCTTACTCATTCTTAACAATCAATCTTCCCATCTACTACAATATAGGTTGGTGGAGGTTTAATGAAAAACATACGCATGGAAGACTAAATCTTCTAACGACTGACGGATCAAACATACTTTTTGATGGTAAAAAAGCCGTGTGTTTTCACGTACACGCTTTAAAAAAATTAGACTATACTAATTACGGCAAATTCTTGATGGACAAAGTAGTGAATCTAATGAAGACTTGTTGTAGCAATCAAAATTATAATGAATTAATTAAATTCATAGAGGACAACAGTGAAAACGACTGAAATTGCTAAAGAATTTCTGATCGACAGAGTCGACCCATGTTATCCGCCTCATCATACTGGAGATCATCTAGAAGAAGCCTTTGTTAAATTCTGGCAAGCTGAAGGAAATGTCAAGAGAAAGCTTATTCCTATTCATTGGACAGCCGTATATAACCATCGTGTAAAAGAAGGGTTAGGTCCAGGCACGCCTAATGGTTCCTTACGAAGCGAGCTAAAGAAGTACTTGTCGTCACTTGACAAAAATGAAAAATACTTTGTCGTGTGCACGCATGATGACGCACCATCTGAAGAACTTCCTCCTGACACTTTAGTTTTTGCTGCCGGAGGAAACGCAAGAAAGATAGACGTTCCAATTCCGTTAACGTGTGGTCCTCATAATATCATAGACGATCCAATTAGAACAATCCCGTGTTCTTTCGTGGGATCTATGACGCACCCTCTAAGAAATTCTCTTCTTTCAAAAGTCCATAACAAACCAGGTGTGCTAGTTCAAGCATTCGAATGGAAAGAAAAAGTTCCAGACGAGCAAGTTGATCTTTTTAAACAAATAACTCAACGATCAATTTTTAGTCTCTGTCCCAGAGGTTATGGAGCAACTAGCTACAGAATGTATGAGTCAATACAGTTAGGAGCAATTCCCGTGTATGTCTCTGATAACCACCTTTTGCCTTGGTCAGATGAACTTAATTGGGAAGAATTTAGTATAATTGTAAAATCAAATCAAATTGATTCTGTCTTGCAGATGTCTCTTGGACTAACATCAAAAAAAGTAAAAGAAATGCAGACGAAACTTGATACTCTATGGAAAAAATATTTTAGCATAGAAGCGACCTGTGAGAATGTATTGAAAAGGGTGATATGAAAAAAATTCTTTTTGTAATAGCTGATTATCCCGACAAAAGACAAGACTTCTTTCTTAAATGGATGTCACCTCGAAACAAAGAATATGCTAAAAATCACGGGTTTGAGTATCGAGAGCTACTTAAATTACCGAGAGAAGAAGATGGAAAATTTTTTAGAAATAACCCGACTTGGTTAAAATTTAAGATTGTTAGAGACTGGATTAGATCGGGTGAATTGCGCAAGGGTGATATCATTTCGCATATAGATGCAGACATTTGCGTGTTTAATACAGCAAAGCCCTTTGAAACATCTAAGTCTTTTGGCTATGCAATAGACTCATGTAATACACACTGCATGGGTGCATATACTCTAACTGTGAATGACTGGTCCGTAGACATGCTGGACACTATGCTGTCCGACAGTCTTTTTGAAAAATGTAAAAATGAAGACCACTGGTTGTCATTTAGAGAACAGGCAGCATGGTACACAATGTGTGGTATCTTACCGCATAGCTGGACGCCATTTAGCTCTATGAAGGGCAATGGATTTCATAGTAAAATAACAGAAAATCTAAAATATTCTCTAAAAGATCTAGAAGACCATGTTGAAATTTTCCCAACAGAATGGAATGTAACGCACGTCGCAGGTGAAGGATTTAATGACTATTTTATGATTCCAACACATAGAAAAGATACCATCTTTAGACATTTTGCAGGAGGTGGTCTTTGGGATGAAACTTACTTTACAGGAAAACAAACAGACGCTACCCTTGAGCCATCGCACCTAAGATGTGCGTTACAGTTCAGTCTAAGAAAATAAAAAAATGAAAATTTTATATATTACTACACCAAATCCAAGAGCTCAAGGTGACTTTCAAGAAAATGTAATTTTACATGGGCTTAGAAGTTTAATGGGGCATGATGTTGTTGATTTGCCAAGAAAAAAAGTCATGTATGGTGATTTTTCTGAAACAACACGTGATGAAATGCATGGAAGAGGAAGATG